CTGACACTTCTGCCCATCGCGCCTGCGGACCTCTGCCTTCAACTCCGGCGAGTAGTCCCAACCATACGGCTTCCGGGAAAGACCCCCACGCCAGCTGGGATTTTTGTTGGCCCCTCGCTCAGCGGACATTCGGGCCCGCACCTCCGAGCTGTGATGCTTGCCGAGGAATCCCCTAGGATGGTTTTTGCCCTGCCTGCCAGCGGACATCTTTGCTCGGGCTTCCGGGGTATGCTTGTACCCTAGGTGCGAAGCGGATAGATTCGCTCTATGGGATGGGCTTTTCCTTTTTCCCCTAAGCGCCGCGGAAATCTTGGCTTTTTCCTCTGCCGTGTGCTTCATGCCCCGGTGCGCTACAGACATCTTCATCCGCGTTTCAGGCGTATGCTTCGACCCTTTGGCGAACATTTCTATCGGTTCCGCCTTTCCCCGTCACGCTTGAGGTTCACCGCCCGCCACTTCCCCGCCCTTGGCTGCAGCCTGCTCTTGCATAAAACGCTGCAACATCTGCCATGCTTCATGTCTGGCAAGAATCTCATCCTTGTTTGTAACCCCGAAGGCGGCCAACAACTCCGGCAGCAGGGCTGGCCCGACTGCCTTATAGAGTTCCGCCGTTTCGCTACGTTTCCGGTCTTGGTCATAAGGGAGGGCGGTTCCCACGGTCAAGGAGAGATCAAATCGCACGTCGCTCCCGTCCTCGCGCATCCCCTGGCCGGCCTGCGCCATCTGCATGGCCGCCCCCTGACCGACGATCCGCACCATGTCGTTGGGTTCGAGGTACCGCTGATCCATCTCCGCGATGAACCGCATCACCGCTTCCATCCAATCGTCTTGAAGGATCGCCGCCAGGCTCGTCCGTACACGGCTCGACCGCGAGAGTTCCTGCACCTCCGTCGCCGTCACCTGCCCTTTGCCCTGCCGGCCCCGCGCGACTTCCTGCATCCCCGTCTGGTCCTGGAGTTCCCGCGAGATCAAGGCGTCAATGTCCATGATCCCCCGCGACATCGGCGGCGGCGGGTCCCGGCGAATATCATCCTTTCGCCCCTTGGCCGCGAGCCAGATCGCCCCCGCCCGCGCCCGGAGTTTGGCGGCGAGCTTCTTCCCATCCTTCCCTGCCCCCACGACCGCCCCTTCCTCGACGATGGCGATCGGATCGCCGAAAAACTTCAGGTAGTTCGCCATGTGGGCGAAAGCGACGTTTTTCCAGTCCTGCAATGTCCGCGGCATCTCGGCCGCGTTCAGGCCGCGCCAGACGTGCGGGAGGATCTGGTTCACCCCCACCAGGTACGGCCACGACCGGAACGGCCACACCTGTCCCCCCTCGTCCCACGGCTTCTCGGCGTCGGGGTTGAGGATCAGTTTGCCAATCCGCAGCACCACCCGGCCGTTCGGCCACACCGGCTCGTCTTTCCATTCGGCCACGACCTGCTCGGGCATGGAGTCGTCCGCACTGACCGGGTCGCCGATCGTCTTCCCCGCGAACACCCCGTCGGCGCCGACCGTGTAGGTCAACGTCTCATCGTCGTACCGCACCAGACCCTGCTGCACGAGTTCCTGCCACGCCACGGGCCCCGTCTCCCGGCCGCTGCGTTCTGTGGCGTCCCGGAAAAACACCTCTGTCACCGTCACCCACCGGGGCAGACCGTCTTTGCCTCGGCCGCCCGCTCCCTGCGCCTGGCCTCCCTCTCCATAGCCGCGCGCAGCGCGCAGCAGACTCACCAGCCGCCCCTCCGTCTTGCCGGCCGGGCCCGGATCGGTCTGGCCTTCCGCCCGGTGCTCAAATTCACCCCCGAACGTTGCCACGCCCGGCATCGCCAGGTCCTCGGGGCCCTCGCGCGCAACGTCCTCTATCTCCTTCTTCTTCTCCGGCCACCGCGCAAGTGCCTTCTCCAGCATCATCCGCCGGTGACAGTAGACGAATGAGGCATCCGCGACCGTCTCGGCGTCGGGGTCCATGCCGAAGTAATCCGGCCGCATCAACGTCACCTTCGGTTCGCCCCGCCACCGCTTCTCGTCGGCCACCCATTCCGCCTTCGGTTCCCAGTACGCCTTTGCGACGTAATACCCGTGGATTGCCGCGTCCAGGGTCGCCCCGAGGCCGAGGATGTTCATGCGGAGCGTCCGGTCGAACCGGTACTGTTCCAGCCCGCGCCAGAAATCGGCGAACGGCGCGTCGCCCGGTTCCCACGGTTCGACCACCACCGCCGGCCTCCGCTGGGCCATCAACGCCATCTGCTGCGTCACGGCGGGGAAGAGGTAGTTGGCCACTATTCTATCCCAACCGTCTCTTTTTTCCACGCCTTTCAACTGATTACCAAATATGTAGTCCTCGGCATCCCTCGCGAGGGCCGACCACGCCTCGTTGTCCTCCTGGCCGAGTTTCAGAAACTCGTCCAGCCGCTCGTTCAGTTCATCGTTCGCTTTGTTGTCCGCCATCGCCCGCTACTCCTCCCGAGTTATCGTTGCTCCCCGCCGGGCTTCCCCGCCAGAATGCGCTCGAAGTCCGCCGCTTGAACCGACTGGCACCGGGAAACCTCTTCAAATTGGCCGCGGAAATTCCAACGGGAAAACCACCATTTTCCTTCGTACCAGATCACAGCCGCCGCCGTGTGCTGGTCGCCCTGGGGATCGCGGTAATGGGTCACGGCAAAGGCGTCTACGCCGTCCACGGTCGCGCGTCCACCGGGTACTTCGTTGTTCTCTGCCATGGCCGCTACTCCTCCTCCGACCGCCCCCTCATCACCGCCGACCCGGGCCCCCGGGCCGTGCTGAGCGCCGCCGACAGTTCCTTCTTGCGGCGTTTCAACTCCTTCAGAGCATCCCTGAGAAGCGCCGGATCGGCCCGCACTTTCTCCGATTCCATCAGCGTGTCGGCCGCCCGCTCCACCTTCCACTTCCGCTCTTCCGCCGCCGCCGTCTTGCTCGGTTTTGCCATCTCTGGTTCCGCCACGGCCTTCTCCTTACCCTGTCGTCAACGCCCCTTCGGTTTCTTCCTCAAACTCATCGTCGATCCCGCCCGGCCGCATGAAACTCCGCGGCCGCCGGCCTTCATCCTCGCCGGGCCTGGCCGTGCGGATCCCCCGCGGGCAGTTCTGGTGCAGCTGCAGGGCCCCCATGGCCGCGAAGAGGACGTCGTCGTGGCACCCCACCTGGTGCTCCCGCTTGCCGTTCGCCTTCCGGACGAATGTCCGCTCCTCGTCCGCCAGGAGCCCCGAGAACACCGCGACCTTCTCGGTCCATCCGGTCGTCGGGTCTTCCCGGCAACCGGCTATCCAGTCGTCGATCATCAGGTCGCGGTTCGCCATCGTGGTCTTCCAGCCCCAGAGCGGCGTATCGTCCCCCGCATCCAGTCGGTCCGCCGCCTTCACGCGCCGGTAGAGTTTCGGGTAGTTCGCCCGGCGGATCGGCACGAGTGCCGCCATGCCGACCCCGTTCGCCTCAGGCGACACCCACGCCTCGTTGTACCAGATGGCCGCCTTCAGGAGTTCCTCGCCGAAGTAGTCCGGTTCCGTCTGGCCGTGCCACACGGCGTCGATGCGCAACTCGCGGCGGTCCAGGACGACCCCCGCGTGGTAGTCCGGGCTGCTCTTCACGTCCGCCGGGTCCGACAGGGCCCCTTCCTGGACGTCGCCGAACACCGTGTAATCGTGATGCTCCGCCGGCTCGTTCCAGATCTCCCATGCGAACTGCGCCTCGAGGCCGACGTCGTGGGCCTTGACCTTGCCGTCGGCGCCCTTGACCAGCCTCACGCGCCTTGAGGGCGGGCAGGCCGTCGCCTGGTGGTGTGCGACGATCTTCGGCGGAATGGCCGGCCGCCCGCTCGTGATGAACGCCTCCTCGGGCGTGGCCGGGTACTCCTGCTTGAACAGGTCCTCATCCCCGTTGCACTTGTCGGCCAGGGTCTGGCGCCGCCACTTCAGGTTCTCCGGCGTCGCCCCCAGGCCCGCGAGCCTCCGTTCCTCGTCATCCAGGGGCTTGACCTTTTCTCCCACATCCAGGGCCGTCGCGTACTCGGAGCAGTCGAGCCAGGAAATGAACACCGGATAGAACCCGTCGCGGCTGCCCGGCCGTTCGCGCTGCTGCTTCACCGCGGCGTTCCACTTGTCGTAGAACTCGCCGCTCGCCCCGTTCGCCGTCGATTCCAGCACGATCATCGTTTCCGGGTCGTCGCTGACCGCCTGCAGGACCGAAAGGAGGCTCTTCTTGGCTTTTTTCCAGAAAGCGACCTCCGAACAGTGCAGGAAATGGATCTCCGCCGCCCGTCCGATCTCCGTGTTGCCGGCCGTCGCGACGGTGAACTGCGACCGGTGCGGCGCCGACCAGACGATCTCCTTGCGGCTCGAAAACTCGGTCGGCCGCCTTTCGTCGTCCGGCAACTCCTGCTCGAAGAGGCGGTTCATGTCGAAAAGGACGTTGCTCGAAATGTCGTCGTGGGCGCAGACGAACGCCTTCTTGAACGGCTGGTGGTAGGCCTGGGCAAACATCAGGGCCTCGACGCCGGTCGATACGCCGCGGCGCCGGGCCTTCAGGACGATGATGCGGACCGGGTGCCCCGCCGCCCGCTGGGCCGCCATGTGCCCGAACAGGCGGACCTGGGCGTCGTTCGGCACGAGCGCCGTCATGTCCCCCGCCTTGGTGATGATCTTCAAGCGTGTGGCGATCCAACCGTAGACGTTCGGCGTGGTAGCGGGGGCCGGACTCGAACCGGCGACCTTCCGGGTATGAACCGGACGCGCTTCCGTTGCGCCACCCCGCGGTCCTGCCTTGCGTCTCCCGCGCCCGCGCTTCTTTGCGACCGCCGTCGTCATGGCGCCAGGAACCTCCGCCCCCCGTTCCCGCCCAGCCGGCCCCGCTTCTGCCGGCGGAACTGGTCGATCTTCGGGTTGGGGCCCACGATCAGACTCGCCTGGCGGGCCTTCGCCTCGAACTTTTCCTTTTCCTCCTCGAGTCGAGCATCGTAACGGTCAAAAGCCTCGTCGGCCGAGCTGGCTTCGATTTCAAAAACGACCCTCTGCTGGGCCTGGCCCTTCTGGAAAAACACAATCACCTTGTACCGTTTCGCCGTGCCCCCAAAAGGCGTCAACTCCACAATGGCCCGCCCCTCCGTGTCGCCGCATTCCCGTTGCCAGTACCGCATCACCGGCTCCTTGGCCCCTTCGGCCCCTGGCTCCGGCACCTGCGCTCCGTCCGGCACATCATTCGCCTCGCTCATCCCTTACCTCCTACGCCCGGCACGCCCGGTTTCAGGGCGGCCGCCAACACCTTCCCCATCAACTCCTTCCCCTGCGCCAACATCTCCGACGCGAGGTTCACGTTCACATTGATCGGCTCCGGCACACGATGCGTCGCATCCAGCCGGTCGCCGAACTTCTCCGGGTTGTTCCCCTTGAGAAGGAAGATAAGCAGCGTGTCCGAATACCGCCGCTTGTGCCCGCAGACGTCGCCCTCGTAAAAAACCGGCTCCAGCACGCCCTCGACGGCCCGCCGCCGCGCCTCGTCCTCCAGGAACTCGCTCGCCCGTTCCTTCGCCTCCCGGAAGGCCTTGGCATAGGCCTCATCGTGGATCCACCCCCGGTCGTGGTTGCTCCGCGCCACACCCGAGGCCTTGGCCGCGGCGCGCAGGCTGCCGCAGGCCGCGTAGGCCGCGAGGAGCGCCCGCTGCTTCGGTGTGAGTCCCAGGCCCGCCCATTCATCCGATTGATCCTCCGGCCGCACGCCGCCACACCACACCCAGCCGCCTTTCGTTTTTCCGCCCCTTTTTTTAGGTGGCCGCTTTTGGCCTCTTTTTTTCCGCGTTCCGCGTTCCGCATTCTGCGTTTTCTTCTTTCCCATCTCCGCCTCCCGGCGCGCCTGTCGCCGTGGTTGCCCCGCCGCTCCCTCTCCGACGGCGCCTTGTCCGCCGGCCGGCCGCGGCCCTGTCCCACTCCTAAAAGTTGACGGCCCGGGTCCCGGCACGCCGGGATCCGAGCCGTCTGTTTTTGCGGTCGTCCGTGATTCGCGTGGCTCGGTCCTCCTGTCCCGGAGTTCCGGGACTCGGTACGGACGACCGTTCGCCACGCTTCCTAACTTCGTCGTTCGACATCCTCGCTCCCGGCGCCCGGTCTGTCAAGAGAAAACTTTCATCCGTTTCCATGATCTAGGTCCGTCACAAGCCGCACCCTTTTTCCATCAGGCGTTTTTCTGCTTCAATGCTCTCAGCACGAGCAGAAAGATAGGCGGCGTGAGCAGCCTCCGGAGTGTCATAAAGCCCCAACCATACAAGCCGGTTGTTCTTACAGAGAGTTGCCCCAAACCTGCGCCCGCGCTGGTCAACGCCCATCGGTAGACGGTGTTTTTTCCTTGGTGTCCGCCGCCGATAGTTCCGTGAGTTTAGGGTTGGCGTGGCAAGTCGAAGGTTTTCTCGCCGGTTGTCCAGCGGATTGCCGTTGATGTGATCAACCCACAAATGCTTGGGCGCACCCAATATCTCGCGGTGCATGTATATGGTTTTCGGACCGGAGTGGTCAGCGCGGGAGCGATCTCTTCCGGCGCACCAATGTCCTACACGCGCCCTCATCACATACCATTTGTGGCGATTCAGGGATTCGTAATCCTTGTCATCCACGAGTGCAAATTTGCCTTGTGTCAGAGATATTTGTCTCATGGTTTACCCCGTAACGACGACCTCGATGCCGTACTTCGCAAACATCAACCTCTTTTTGAGTTTCCATTCCTTGGTCATTGTTGCCTTCCCCCCCTTGGTATCCTCTACGACCACCGCGCCGTCTTTCCGGCACACGATGAAGTCGGCTCGATAGTCGATTCCGGCCGGCAGGCGGAAAACAGGCTGGAGGCAGAACCACAGGATCTCCCCCGCCGCATGGAGCCTGACCAGTTCCACATACCGCCGGGCTTCCGCCTTCGAATCGAACCGCCGCCCATCCACATAGGTCGGCTCGTTCCCGTACTTTCGCCGGCGGGGTTTGGCTGGTCCCGCCCGGCCGAGGCCCAGTTGCTCCTCGATCTTTTTCATGAGCGGCGCCGGCAGCGCGGCCCTCAGTTCGTCCAGCGTCAGGCCGGCCATGAGGCCTCTCCCTTGTTATCTGGCTTGAAGCGACTGTGCAGATTCTATTCTTCGGAAGCACGTCGGGCAGATCGTTTTCCCCCTTGGCCGTTCCGCTTGGCGTTCGAACGCAACCCGTTTGCGGGCCGACCGGAATATCCTCCCACAAAACCCGCACGTCCCCGTCTTCGCCACGGACACCCAAACTATGTAAAGGGCCGACGCGGCTTGCTCCGGCGTAAGCCCCTTGTCCTTGGCCTTCGCCTCGAAATCTGACGCCTCGGCGATGCTCCGAAGGTCGTCGGGGGGACAGTCCGGGTCCTTGATGACAACCTCCACAACAGCCTTCTCGATATATTCACTCATCCCTCATCCCTCCCGGAACACCTTCCACAGCGCCATCGCCGCCCCGACCGCCGTCATCCCATACACCGCCGCCATGCCCAAGCCGATCATCGGCGGCAGGGTCCAACGGAGCCACGCCCGGCCGGCGCCGTCGCCGGCGAGGGCGAACGCGATCAGCCCCCCGCCCAGGGCCACCGCCTGGGCGGCGTAGAACGCGAGGCCGAGATAGCCGCCGATCCGTTCAAACACGGGGTTTTGCCTTTCCCCTATTCCGCCGTCCTCTGCGTTCTCTGCGTTCTCTGCGTTGAAGGCAGTTTGCCAGTTCCAAAGCACGTCCCGCACGAGAGTTCGACGTTCCGGCCGCCCGGCACCTTCCACCACGACCGCCCGCGCCCTTTGCAGTCGGGGCAGATCCGTTCGCCCGGGCGAATCGGGTTTGGGTCAGGCAACTT